CCCGGGTTCAACGTCTGATCTCTAAGCAACAGACAATTAAGATATGCCGTAATCAACAGGCAATTTCCTCTGCGTGCTATAGGAAAGACCCTTTGGTTCGCTTAAGAACTTCCCAAGAAACCTTGGCGCAGACACGTATGCTATTCTCGCGTCCTCACAAAATACAATCATCAAAACAATTAAGTTTCTATGCATTGAGAGATCCCTATAATGACTCTCACCATTATAAGTTTCGGCACCGGCCATACGACTATGCTCCCAAAATTAATTCGAATCCTTATTGGCAAACATAATGAACGAATGCCAAGTCGACCGCATCCATCCGTCTGATATGCCCGTATCCACAAACACAAACCGAATCTGGGGGGGTGAACAAGATGAAACCGTACTCAATCGTTTTTAATTGGTTTAAACACCACTAGAGTATGTATGGTTTTTCATTGGCGTATTTCTACTCCCATTCCATAAACTAGCGCCCGCTTTAGCCACGGGTCCCCTATCAATTTTGTGAGTGCTTCGTGTCCATCGCCGGGATGGCCCTCCAAAGTTGACATTCCAGCCAATTTCGGTGAATTAAAGTTGGTTCGATGGATTTCAAGGACCTGAAAAGGATCGCCTATAGGACACATGAAAAGTCCCGGGTCGTGAACCCCGATTCACTATGGATTTAACGCTTATAAGACGTTTTACCATCGACTTCCTTACCGTGATATCCTAGGCATATGTTCCCTATTGCCGTGCCATCCTCGAGGGACGTGCCACGTTAGACATACCAAAGAACGACACCTCTGTCGTAAGAAATGGTCATGTTCTCATTTCTTTTATTCGATCAAAAACTGATCAAAAGAATCCACCTGGCGGTTCAGACGACGCAAGTACAGAAATAAATCTGACCTCCAATCGCCATCCCCCGGATCCTTTATATGGACCCATTTTTTATTATCAGGGAAGTAACACCGATTACATCGTTCTTCCCACCTACCTATCGCTTTTCTCGTAAGCCCGAGACAATCCCTAGACTTACGGCCACTTCCTGAGTAACGGTAAAGCATCTTAGAAAAAAAACGACGCTCGCGTTGCCCAGAACGATAGGCCCTATACATCGGCTCAAACCCCTTTGCTTTCATCTCCCATTCATAAATTTTACGCCTTTTACCTTCTAAAGTCTTCTCGGAGTGAATAAACTCTTTTTTCTTTACATCCTTTTCATCTATAGAATGTAAATACTCCAGATCTTTAGAATAACCCTTCCACTTTTCACGGGTACAGGCTTCAGCAAAGGAATCTTTACTACTTCGTATCTCTTCAGGGCACGTATCATTAACATCGACCTTGATGAAACCAGGTGGACATTTCAACGTGTTACCGACTGGTGGTTGTGGCATAGGAGAAGCATATGTCACAGTTTCATTAAACCACACTTCACGATCAATATCGTTGAAGTCAGTCACCCATGAAGACTTCATGCGCATTCCCAATCCCAAAGGATATTCTTGCGTCATGGACCTACCACTACGAAAAATCCTATGCTTGTGGACTTCAATAAATACACGAGAGGCATTCCTCGCATAACCACGCATAGGTGATACAAAGTAGTTATGATCGTCACCAAGCGACGAGTCGAAACCGGCACTAGGATCCAGCATACCCAGTCTAGCTACAGGGAGTTTCAAAATATTTCTTTTTTTCGACCAGAAATATGTAGAATTCAAACAAAAGAAACTCCTCGAAACAAACGATTTACCGCTGGAAAGAATAAGACCCATAGATCTTATAGCCTCTTTCCATATTTTAAACTCATGTTTTCTAATGCGGAGAACTATATCGTCCCCATTGATCCTGATCTCACGATCTTTCACAAAAGGGAGAGACAATTTAACCCCAATATAGTTCTGAAGGCACAGCAAAGGAAAAGATAATAAAGAACCCATAAGCTGTCCTCTCGTTTGATCGATGACCTTTCCGTCCGGATAATTTATTTTCATGCGAAGGCTTTTTATCGCATATCCACGGACCTCATCGGGCACTGTCGTACATCTATCCATAATACATTTCAAGATGAACTCTGCTCGATTGAGGGAAAGGTTGTCAGTAGCGGATTCGTAGTCGCCAGAAACAAGAATCTCATCTCGGCTTAGACCCACGAAATCTTTAAAACTTTTGGTATCTGGTTCCCCGCGCAATAGCCACGGCTTACCACTCAGGCGATCATAGAGCATTTTATGCACCGGACGCAACAACTGATGGTGAAGACTGGTTATAGTTATACCTCGAGTCTTACCCTTTTCCAGAACCTCACAATAACTGACCTCGTGTGTCAATTTATCGATCGGTATCTTTCCAAGAGCAACGGCCCTAAAGATATCCCTATCTCCATCCTTCACCAACCCGGCAGCACCTCCGTCACCTCGGCCCTTCTCTCTACAGGCACCGACTGACAGAGTACACTTGTCGACGTAATCAACGTATTTCTCATCAAAACCAGATGGAAACACATCCCCGATTATTTTTTTTATTTTATATTTTTCGCCATCGGGGACCTCCTGGTCCATTCGGGTCATTTTTTCCCTATGAGATTCCGCTAATCCTTCTGACATGCAAGAGCATGTCTTCGGTAAAAGCTTCTTCCCACTGGCCAGGGCAGACGCTACGGTTAATTTAAACCTAGTAGGCGAAGTCTTCTTCGAACCTACCGCATCGAGGCGAGTTTTGAGTGGGTGGTGTTTAGCACCTTTTTGATAAGAATCAAGAAGTCCACCGGTAAGATATTTGAATTCTTTGAACATATCATTACACGATGAACATCCTCCACTCAGGACGAGTTCTGCCTTAAAGTCTACCCCGTAGATCTTTAATACTGATGCAGAGACTGCCCTTAAGGCACGTCTAACCGCCGCCAATGTTAAATTGAATTGACGGCATGGTGGAAAGGTCTTACGCTGTTTTGCAGCCCTTTCACCACCCTCCATTTAAGTATGGATACTATATGATGGGTTTTTAATCATATAGAG